CTGACGTTGTTTTTAAATCTTACTAGTTCGCTTAATTTGGTCATCATTCAAAAGTAAATAAATTATCAAAGGTTGTGGCAATCTGTGTGTTCTCGGCGATTTGCCATTTCAACACACCTAATAAGTTTTCTACCTTTTGATCTACGATACCAGTTTCCATGCTGGCATCATCAAATGGTAACTCTTTAAACCACACAGGAATGTGTGTTTCGTCTGTTGGGTATCCGACACTGCTATATCCCAATGGATTGTCTTTTAACTTACATACCACAGTTTTCATACCATCAACGATTGACATCGAATAGTTATCACCCATCATGCGTTTTAAGTTGTTCCAATTCATAGCGGCCCGCACATGGCCTGGCATGTTGGCTTTACCTAGACGTTCTTCTTCTTTGGTATACTTGGTTAAGTTGTTTACCCGTTTAGGTGTACCTTTCTCCCAAGCTGGACGTTCTGTAAAGATCAATTTGAAGTCACGCACTTTAGTGATAATAGTTTCTCTATCAGCACCTGTTAATACTTCTAGCAATACGCTACTTAAGAAGTCTTGAATAACTTTGGGAGTATCACTGCGTTTTAGGTCTAGGCCCATGGCTTTTACTTTGCCGGGCGTGCCGTGTGTGTCTAAACGATGTCCTTCCATATCATAGATTAGGATAGCATAGCGTTTCTTTTTAATAAAAAGACCTTTGAGTGATACACTTTCTCGCCCACCTTTGATCAGTTCACCTTGACGTCGTGGTGTATGGAATGCCCGTTCACAGAATGCTGGAAAACTTTCATTGACTTGATCAGCGATGCTGTCATATAAGCCTACTGCAATGTCTTTGTTCCATTCCATCTTGCCTGCTAGGACATCTGCCTTGACCATCGGATAAGCACTAAAATAACATGAGTCAGTATCACCGTAGATGATCGCTTCACCGGTATGATCATATACACCTGTTATACATTCGTTTATGTATGCATCCATGTGACGGGCAATGGTCCTGCCTGTTAATGTAGTTGATTGACCGATACGTTTGTCAAAGAATCTACAACCAGGATTTAAGATAGCACCGTATAATGAGTTCAAGTTAATCTTCTTAACCAACTGTCGTTTGTCCCAGAATGCTGTATCTTCATCGGAGACAGCCTCTTTTTTCTTAGCCTGCATGTCTTGTCGTTCACGATACCAACGTTCTAGTAGTCCCGGTATAACACCTTTGCGCTCATTGCTGAATATAGTACCATTGGCACTAAGTATCCAAGGCTTGTTGCTGTCAAAGATCAAGCGCCAACAATCTGCGGCACTTAGTACATCACTGGTACCGTTAGCCCAGTCAATGGTAATCTCTGTGCCAACTTCACCATTCATGACTGCGGTGTATTCTAAACTGCCAAACAAGTTTTCCCATGCGTCTGCAAAACTACTGCCTGCTGTTTGTTTTTCTTTGATATAGTGTTCAGTCATTGTCTGGCGTAGTTGCCCAACGATAGTTTCTGGACCCATATTAAGTGCGCGAATAGCTGACGGATATAGTGAGTTAATGTCAATAGCACCAATGTAGTCATGCATGCCTGCTTTAGGAGTCGCTACATACGCACCTGCGGCCTGTGTGTCAAACTGCTCATCACGATTCCGATTTGGAACAATCATACCAAGTTGATGTGCTTCATTGATGATAGCCTGTTCTGTAACTGCCACAGCACCCATTGTTGTTTGTAGTAGCACTGTATTATCATGTGCTAGTTCATTTGCTAGATCTAAAAAACGTAGTTTGGTATCTAGTTTGTGTAACAAGGCAGTGTCTTGACGATTGTATTCGATAAACTTAGCAAAGTCTTTGTTGTACAGTTGATCTAATGTGCCTTCATACTGTGTTTTACTTTCACCTAGTTCATATTCTGAAATAGCATCTAAACTATAACTGTGACGTTCTTCATAGGTATATTTTCGATACAGTTGCATATAGTCCATATGGACACGACCAATAAGGTCAAAAGTCATGTTAGCAGCACCAAAGCGTTCAAACTCACGCTGTTTAGGAAACTGCCCCCACAAACAGAATCTGCGTGTATCATCTTTGCTTAGTACACGATTGGTACGCTGTACCATATATGGAATATCAAAACCTTCTGAGTTCCACCCTGACAAGATGTCAGCGTCATCAATCAAATCCAAGAACGTTTTAAGCAGGTCTTCTTCACGCTCCATCAAGAAACAGTTGTCATAGTTTTTAACTATTTCTTCTGCTGTTTCCCAGCTCATTGACTTAGGGGGGATCACCATGGTAACTAGTTTGTCTAGCCAATTGAGATATACTGATACCGCAGTGATTGGATTAAACGGATCCTCTGGACGACTGAAACCACGGACAGGATCAAAGTCAACTTCAATGTCAAAGAATGCTGTTTGTAGTTTAGGCGACTTCTGTCCTAAATAGTTTTCTTCAAGACAGCGGAATACAGGGTTAATATCACTTTCCCATATGCGCTTACCTGAATTGATTTTAACTTCTTTGTGGAACTCTTTGCCTATACGTGTGCTGAATCTGCTAACAGGTGTGTCATAGATTGTACGGAATTTACCGCGAGGATCGTCGTAGTAAAATGTATAATTTGCGGGATATTCTTTATATTCTCTTTGTCCATTTACACGTTCAACGATGTAAATGCGATCTTTTGTTCTATCGAACAATGCGTCTACGTAACTCATCTTTTTCCTTTTTTGTGCGACTTCTAGCTCACACACACTCTTCATGCCCGTATGGGCGTTTTATTAATTATAACACTAATACTCGGTAAAATCCTATACTATCGATAATAAAAAGTGTCATGGTAGTCATCAGCAAGCCAAAGCTACCGCGACTAATGCTTGTAAATATACTAATACTTAGTGCTACAAAAATAATAGGATAAACTATTAACCAGTTAGTATGCGGTACAGTTAAACTAACAGCTAAAGATATTATTATATTTAAAATCCAGTTAGCAACTTCTAAACACAATCTAACTGGGTGGCTGTGCCAATCTCGTTTGACAAAGTCAACAGTTTTATGCCAGTCTAAATCCATAATTTATTGTGCCATAATGTGTGTATTTCTTGTGCTCTATCTAAGGGAATATTTAATCCAAACGTTTGATTTATATTATCTATAACTGGTAGTATATTTGGATCAAACAGTCTTTGAACTTCAAGTTCAAAAATATTTTTATCTTTGAAATTAAAATATTTAACATATTGCCATCTAGAATAAACTTGTTTTTCTAATCTAACAATAGGAGCCGTTTCTGCATCACTTGATGTATAATACCCCAGTCTCAACATTTCTCTACGTCTTAACATCTCATATGATTTTTTGTCATTGATTGTTAAAACTATCATAAATTTCTGTAAGAATACATCTAAGATATCTTCGCTGAGAAAATCTATAGCATGTCCGATGTGAACACTTTTTTTATAACCATTGAAATTTATTGAATCCAGGTAGTTCATAAATAAATCTTTATTTGTGCTAAAAGTATGATGTTTATTGTCTATAGATATGTGTGCTGTTGCATTTTCTATATCTGAATACCAATCCAATAGATATTGATAATATTCATCATGTGATTTAGCTCCCAACGGATTAAAATCAGCATCAAGAGACATTAAATTCCGTAGATGTGTTCCACCTGCTAAATGCGGATAACTGATAAAATAAAAATTATGATTTATAAAATCAGATACTTTTGTCATTAAATAGTACGGCCAACTGTTTCTAAGATGTCTGTTAAGGTTTCGTGATCAGCGTTAGTTTCTGTTAGTTTAGATTTTTGAGCAATCTTGATAGCTTTTTTAAGGATAGCTGGTTTGATTTCTAGTTCTTCTGCTATTGCCTTAACAGTATCATTAAGACCTGCTGATAAATCTTCTACTTCTTGTAATACAGCGATACCTTCGTTGATTAATTGTGTTAATTTGGCTTTTTGTTCGCCTGAAAACATTTTTGACATGATAGTTCCTTGATTGAAAAATATATTATACTTGAAGTATTTAACTGTGTCTAGAGGTTTGGCTAATTTATTCTACACTTGCGTAGAATACGGGTAGCAGTTTGGAATTCTAATGCTAAATCGTCGTATAGATCTTCTGGTGGACGTTCGGCATAAGCACGACTCATATAGGCCATTTGTCCTATGTCACTATAGTAGACTTCTGTGGGCCAACGATACTTACCCCATTCCATGCTGTTAATCAACAGGCACTCATCACCTACATTTTTTAGTAATTCTTTCTTGGCTTTTACTGGAAGATTAACACTGCTGAGTAATTTAATACCTACTGGCACAGTGTTAACTTTTGGTTTATCTAGATAGTGAGCAAATAAATGGACTACATAGGCTTCTAATTCATGCGCCAAATTTATTGTAAGTTCGCATTCTGCTCTGCGAACTAGATCATAGGATTCCTTGACATAGTAATCCCAGTTATTCATTTACGTTACCACTTACGACATGACCAATAGCGTGCTTTGGTCCTTGGCCCTGGATTTGCACAGTTATGACGAGCACGGAATGAACGGCGTCGTGCTGGATTTGATTTCTTGATGCGCATGTTAGGATCACCAAAGTTTACTTTTTTGATATTGCCTGTGCTAGGATCTTTAACATAAACCTTAAATTTCTTAACATCGCCACGCATAGGCTTACCAAGAGGTACTTTGCGACCATGATATTCTGCTTCATCCAATTGTTCATCTTCGTTGTACCACATTTCGCCATAGGCTTCAAAAAATGCATCACCATGATATATTTCTTCCGCTATTTTTGATTCTGATAAAAATTCATTGATTTTCATTTGGTAACTGGTCCTCCTTCGACCCAAGCGTCACAGGTGCGTTTACTCGCACACTTAAATTTAAGGAATTTACAATAACCTAGTTCGCCGGCATCAATAGTGTCCATGGGATTTGATCCTGGTTCTGTTCCTATACCTTTAGCTATACAATCTAGCATATCTTCAGATATATCAAATGCCGCACAGTTACCACAGCGGTTTTGTTTGACTGAT